GCTGCCCGGCCTGGAACAGGCGCTGTACGAACTTGGGGAGGAGCCGGTCGGCGTGGTCGCGGGCTAGGCGCATGCCGGAGATGAGGGAGTCCAGCGGGCCGAGGGCGAGTTCGAGCTGGTAGCCGGAGGTGAACTGGGCGGGATCTGCGGTGCCGAGGGCGACGGCGGGGATGCGGGCGGTGGTGGCGGCCCGGTCCTTCAGGTCGTGGACGTGGTTGCGGAGCTCGGCGAGGTTTCCGCTGGTGTCGACGGTGCCGATGGAGCCGCCCTCGCCGAGCGTCCAGACGATGCCGGGGCCGGCGGTGTACTGCTGCTGGGCGCTGATGGCCTTCCCCGCGATGCCGATCATCGGGGAACCGGTGGTGGCGGAGGCTCTCGAGGAGTCGGTGTCGCTGCCGGACAGTTCGTCGAAGACTTGCAGGACCTTGGCGAGGGACGACTGGCCCCAGTGTTCGCCGGGTTCGGGGACGGTGTTGGGGACGTGGATGACCGGGATGAAGTCCTGGTAGAGGTCCAGGTGATCCAGAACTTCTCCCTGCCCGTTAGTGGCGAACTGCGCCTTGTCCAAGGGGAGGGTGTCGACGTCGACCGGGGACTTGAGGTCGCCGAGTTCCCAGACGGCGTCGGTGAGGTAGACGGTCTTGTAGGAGGGCCGCTCGGACCACGGGTACAGGCGGGTGATGGACCCGTTGGTGTCCAGGGTGTCGCCGCGGCCTAGGACGGGCTGTGACGGCTGGTCGTCGATCGCCTCGGACATGACGGTGGCCCGCACGGCCCGCTGGCCGGTGCTGTCGACACCGTTCGCGGTGCGGGGGCGGATCCAGTCCAGCTCGTAGGTGATGCGCCGGACCCGGGCGGGGAGGCGGCGGGCCTTGTCCTCGGGGAGCTCCCACGCGAAGTGGATGCGGTCGGGGAAGTCGGAGCCGTCGGAGTCTTCGTCGATGATCGGAAAGTAGAAGCCCGGGTCGAACGTCTTGATGCGGACGCGCTGCTTGTCCGGGTCCCAGTGCAGCAGGTACACCCCGTCGCCGAGGGAGACCGCCTTGCGTTCCGTCTGGAGGAGCCGCATCGGCAGGAGTTCCTCGTCGGCCCACTCCCGCAGCAGCGTTTGCACGCGTTCGGCTGTCTCGGCTTCGGGGCTGGTCTGGTCGCCGCCGGCGTTCTCAGCGCCCGGGACGGTGATGGTCTGCTCCTCGCCGAGTACGTGCGAGGTGATGGTGTCGACGAACATCGACGGGTCGCCGAACTCGCGGCGGTCCCGGGCGGCGTCGCCGTCGACGAATGCGGCCAGCTCGAACACCTGGTTGTTGTCGTAGGCGGTGAGCAGCTTGTACGCGGCGAGGCGGCGTTCGTCGCACGGGGGAACCCAGGTGGCGTGCGCTTCGGGGAAGGCCCTGCGGTTCGGCATGCCGAGCTGGTCGGAGTAGAGCGGCTTGTAGTTGAACGATGACCAGCGGTCGATGATGACCGACTTCAGGCCGGAGATGAGGCCCACAGCTGTCCCTTCCCGCTGATCCAGGCCCCGCGCCTAGCGATCAGGGTACGGGTAGGTCAGGGGGTGGTTCCCTGGGTGGCGGCTGAGTGCGCGTACGAGACCCCGGAACCATATGCCCGTTTAGGCATCGTATTGACTGTTACGGAAGGCGGTACGCGCTGCACTCGCTGGACAAGTTTCCCTGGGATCGCCTGAGTTGACCTCACTGAGCCCTAGAGTGATTCCACGGCTTTACGGATCTCGCCTGGCCCTCCGGATCTAGATCGGAGGGAAGCTTCCGATCCCCTGCGGCAGCCGCCGAAGGGACGTTCGAGAAGACGAGGACGTAATGCTCGGAAACGAGAAGCCGTCAGACGTGGAGCTGCTTCTCCTCTGGGTCGCGCTCATCCAGTTGGCCCTGGATGCGACTCAGTGGATCAGCTCACTCCTCATCTGACGGCTACCGGCAACCCGGCGGTCGGCCATCCAGGTCGGCCGCCGGTCTCGTTCCTGCTTGCCCGTGGGTCAGCGCGTACCCCCACTCTAGGGAACGTTGGAGTGCGCTGTCGCGGGTTTCCGTCCGAGAAATGATGCCCTTCACATTTCAAATCTCCACCCGGGTGGCGTTTCGATGATGTGAAGCACATTTGGTTCGCAATGTTCGGCGTCAATGTTCGGCGACAGTACCTGTCAGCGGCGTCCGCGTAGCCGCTGGTCGCTGTAGTGCTGCGTGCCGAGGCCTTCCTGCGCCGGGTCGGCGAGCTCGGTCAACGCGTGCACGGCGGCGTCCATACGGTCTGGGGAGTCCATGCCGGGTAGCCAGGTGACCATTTGGCCCTCGAGGTCGGTGAACTCGCCGACGTGGTGGACCTTGCCTTGCTTGTACAGCTGGGCGATGGGCTCTGCCCTGAGGCGTTTGCCTTGCTTGGCGTGCACTTCGATGATCGACGGCATGAGCAAGCCGTTCGTTTCGCCCTGGCGGGACAGCTCCTGCCAGCCCTGGACGACGATCTGACGGGCCATGTCGCCGCCAAAGTTCCGCTCCACCAGGATCGCGTCTGCCTGCCGTTCGATGGCCAGCTTGCAGACCTCCACTCCCCAGGTCTCGGCGCCCATGGTGCGGGAGCGGTCGTCCAGGACGTAGAGGTCGCCATCGGCGTCCCGGGCTGCGCAGACGAGGCCGACTTCGTCGTTGCGCAGCGAGTCGCCGCCGGCGTGGTCCACGGAGACGACGACACGGGTGGGGTTGATGCCGGGCCACGCTTCGGGCTTGAGCCGGTTGCCGGTGATCCACGCCCACTTCCACACGCCGCCCTCGAGGGGGCGGGGCTTCTGCTGGTAGAGGGCGTACCAGACGCGTTCGCCGACGCTTTCGCGGATGTCGGCGAGTTCGTCGGCGTCGTACTGGTCGGGCCAGAGGGGGTCGCCGATGTTGCGGTGAAGGGGGTCGTCGGTGCTGTCGGCGATGGCGGGGAGGTCGATCTGGAGCCATCGGTGGGGTTCGTGCTGTAGGAGCCGGCCGGAGAGGTCGTCTTCGTGCCAGCGGGTGTTGATGAGGATGAGGGAGGCGCCGGGGGCTCGGCGGGTGAAGAAGACGGAGCGGTACCACTCCCAGACGCGTTCGCGTTGGGCGGGGCTGGCGGCGTCGTCGTGGCCTTTGAAGGGGTCGTCGATGATGCCGAGGTTGAAGCCCTTGCCGGTCAAACCGCCTCCGACGCCGGCGGTGACCATGCCGCCGCGGACGCTGGAGCCGCGCTTCTGCTCGAGGTCGAATCGGTTGGCGGCGTGGGATGCGGCGTGGAGCCGGACACCCAGGACGCCGGAGTACTCGCGGAGCTGGTCGCGGACCCATCGGCCGTGGTCGTCGGCGAGGTCGGCACCGTAGGAGGCGATCATCACGCGGTGCTCGGGGTGGCGGCGCAGGTACCAGAGGGGTCCCCAGCGTGAGGCGCGCTGGCTCTTGCCGTGCCTAGGTGGGCAGGTGAGCATGACCTGAAGCCGCTCCCCTGCGGCGATCCGCCTGAAAGCACTGTCAATCATGTCGAGGTGGGCGGCCTGCTTCTCCCGGCCTTCGGTGAGGACCGCTGCGAGCGCGCCCGGGGAGCGGTCCATGGCCATCTGCCGCTCGATGCGGGCCAGCTTCACGCGGGTCTCGGGTCGGGCCCGGGTCACGACGCGGCGGCGCTGGGCGGGCGGCAGGGACCGGTAGCGGGCCTCCAGGGAGGCCTGGCGGTCAGCTTCCTTCGTCGTCACCGTCGTCCTCGTCGCCGTCCTCCGGGTCCTCCTCCTCGTCCAGGTCGGCGTCCGGGTCGATGGCGGGGATTTCGGCGTTCTCCTGGTCGGAGATGTCGATGAGGGCCATGAGTTCGGCTGTTTCGCCGCTGGAGAAGGGGATGGCGCCGCCGTCGGGGCCGGAGATCTCGGTTCGCACGGGGACCTTGAGGCCGAACAGGTCGCTGATGTCGGCGATGAGCTTTCGGGCCTGCTCGTTGGCTTTGAGGTCGCCGTCGTCGATGGCCAGGGGCATGACGGCCTTCAGGAGGGTTTCCAGGCGGGCGCCTTGGATGAAGCGGTAGAGCTCGGCGTCTTGGACCTCGAGGTCCTTGGCCTGTCGGGCGGCGCGGGACAAGTCGGAGCGGGCGGTGTTCGGCGACATGCCGTAGTGCTCGGCGATCTCGACCGCGGTGCGGCCTTGAAT